TGGTGATTTGCCTTGGTATGAGGGTGTTAAAGGAAATTCTTTGTTGAATGGATTAAACAAGGATTCTTCGAACGGTTTCGAATGTAATAAGGATAAAAATTATTATATTAACTTTGAGACGGGTTCATTAACGGAAGCGTGTATAGAAGAGATTGAGAGATTTGAAAAGTCTGTCAATGAGGGAACGATGAAGGAAGAAGACTGGACTAAATTGTTTTGGATAGAAACCCCGAAAGATGAAGTTAGAAGTAACTCGAAAGAGGGAACTCCTAGGACTTTCAGGGTAGGAACTATTATACAACAAATTCTAGCTAAGCGATATTTTGGAAAATTTGTCGAATCTGTAATAAATCTTAGAGATTTTAATCAAGTGATGGTAGGAGTAAATCCTATTAAAGCTTGGCCTAAAATGTATGAGACGTTACAGAAGGGTAAGGTTTTTGCCGGAGATGTCGCAAAGTGGGATAAAGGAATGGTTCCAGAGTTCCAAAGAACTCTTTTTGATGTGATCATGGCTAAATACACTGGATCGCAACCGAAAGTTGCGGCTATGGTTTTAGAATGCTTAATACATTCTCTGGTTATTATGTTGGATGATTTGTATATAACAACTCATTCATTGTCTTCAGGACATTTTTTGACAGCAATCTTTAACAGTTTAATCAATAGAATGTATACAGCAGCGTGGTATTTCAGACAACTCAAAATAAAGGCTATCAAGCCTCAGGTTCATAGTTTCTTTTCGGATGTTGTGGACTATGTTTACGGTGATGACAAGTTGAACTCCGTTTTGAAGCACGATGATGTTTTGAATGCTATAACCATGCGTGACTATTTTGAATCTTTAGGATTAGGTTTTACAGATGCGTCTAAGAAACCTATAACGCAGGAGTTTCAAGATATATCAGAAGTATCCTTTTTAAAGAGGTCTTTCCGATTCCATGATCAGTTAGGTAAGATAGTTTGTCCTTTAGAGTTAGATGTTTTGCAATCAGGTTTATCCTGGGTAGATTATACGAAAGATATCAAGTTGGTGATGGATTGTAAAATAGACAATTATCAACGTGAAATATTTCTACATCCTGACAGGGTTGCTTTATTGCAAGATTTTGAAAATCGTTTAGCTTCTAGGAACAGAAAGTTGGTGAAGTTTCCAGTTTCTTACTTGTTGGAGTTATACTCTGATGAGTCTACGTATGAACCTGTTTTTGGTTCCAATCTTTATTTATAAATTTTATTTATTTACTTATTTATATATTTATTTGTTTTTTTATTTTATATAATGT